CCAGCCACAACCCGATCCTGTTGTAGCACCGCAGCCTGAAGTTGCGGCTCCCGTCGCTGCGGCTCCCGTTCCACAGAACGTGGTACAACCACAAGAACGAGATCAATCGTTTCTTACTGGGGTTCTGGGAGGGTCTAGCCCTGCGGACTTTGCTAACAATATGGTGATTGCCGCAAGGCAAAAGATGGGGCTCGGTAACTAACCCACCTCGCCCCAGTTCTCCCCTAGCTCCTGATCCACTCTGGATGGAACAAGCAGTACATCGTTCAGGCCGTTCTCCATAATGTCCTTGATCCGCGCAGCTTGCTCATCGCTTTCAATAGAAAAGCAGAGTTCGTCGTGCACCGTGAGCAGCGGAAGCAATCCTTCCTTATAGCAATCGGCCATGGCCTGCTTGGTTTGATCGGCGGCGGAGCCTTGGATCAGCTTGTTCAGCGCCTTGTATGTAAACGCCCTGCGTATACCTATGCCGTACTTCTCCAGTGCTTGTTCGTGAGGATAGGCTTTGTTGTACCCGAATGATCTAGGCTCCCACAGGTGGAACCTGCACTTACGGCCCAGCAGAGTGCGTATCTGGCCCTTCGTGCTGCCCTGCTGCGTAGCGATGCTGGCAAGCTGCTTTACAAACGGCACCTTTTGGCGGTGCGTTTCCAATAATTGCTTGGCCTCATCGTCTGTAATCGATAGCTGGTTGGCAAGTTTGCCCACCCCCATGCCGTACATAATCCCAAGGTTCACGGTCTTTGCTTCCTTGCGGCTGATTCCTGCCATGTCTGCCACCATCTGGTGCAGATCGACATCGCCTTTGTGGTACTCTTCAACAATCGTATCGACCATAGGGTGGCGCAGATTGTCAGGCATGGACGCAGCAAAGTGAACCAAGAGCCGAGGCTCCTGACTAGCGTAGTCAAACGATCCCCACTTCTCTCCCTCTTCTGGAATAAACAATCCACGAATTGCAGCCTTGATTTCCGGATCCCGCGCTGGGATCTGCTGGAGGTTGGGGTTCGAAGAAGAAAACCGTCCGGTCACAGTGCCCCCGTCATCAGAGCGAAGCTGGTGGAACTCGCAATGGATGCGGCCTTTGTGCTCGTGGCGCAGGATGCTTTCGACAAACGTGCTACTGGCCTTGTCCAATTCACGCAAGCGCACCAGTTGCTGGCACATTTCATGCGGATGGGAGGACAGATACTGCTTGGTAAAGGACGGAGCGCCCGCATCCGTTGTTGGGTATTGCAAGTTCAGCGCCTCGAACATCTTCTGGACTGAGGCCGAGGCCCACGGCTGGATGTCTACGCCTGTCTTGTCTTTGATATTCTTGTGGACCTGCTTGGCTTTCCCTTCCAGATCCTTCTTAACCCGAGCGGCTTTGTCCAAATCCACGCGCACACCCTTGGCTCGCATGTCCAGCATCATAGGAATCAGGCTGGTTTCAAGCTCGAAGATATGCCCGAGCTCATCCTTGCTGAGTTCGATCTGAAGATACTCCCAGAGTTTGAGCGTCATTAAAGCGTCCTGCTCGGCATACGCACCAACAAACTTGGGCGGCAGCTTCCACATGTCGGCCTTCGGATCAATGCCCCAGTCCTTTGCCGCAGCCCGCAGCATCCGCTCGTCCTTGCGCATGTCGATATAATCACGGCCCAGATTGTTGAGGCTGTAGGAAAACCTGTTCTCGTTTACCAGAGGCGCAGCAATCATCGTATCGATTAGCTTTCCTTGCACCTCGACCCCCTCGGCCCGCAGCCAACCCGCATCATAGGTCGCGTTGTGCATAACCTTCTGGATGTCCGGAGTTGCCATCTGCTTTTTAAACCAGCGCATGGTCATGTCCGGATCGAGATTGTGCCCGTTCTGGTGGCGGATCGGAAAGTATCCCTTGTAATCCCCCGCAGCCACGGCAATCCCCACGATGTTGCCATCGTTGCGGGCCCAGCCCGGACCCAAGGTTTGAATGTTTGGATCTCTTGTTTCCAGATCCACGGCGATAGACTTGTAGCCACGCAGGTCAGGGTACTCGGATGGAATGTTCCAATCCGGATCAAGGCTTTCACCTAGCTCCATGCGAGCAACCAGATCCACAGTCTTCTTGTCTTTTCTATCCCTTGCCATTGCCATTTGGAACCTTTCCAATGAACAGGTTTAACCGCTCTTGTATTTCGTTTTCACGATCCCCGCACTCAGAGCCCAACGCGCTATAGCCAACCTTATCCACCCATCCATCTGCGGAATCCAAGTTGTGCAGTAGCCTTGCTGTTTTCATCCAGTCGAGCATCAAAGCAACATGCTGCGGCGTGATGTACCCGTTGGTGCACTGCGCTTCCTTCACAATAAGATTCCAACCATCAGCAATCCNCGTGAAGTTATCGTATGCGTCACCATAATCCTTGGCCCTCTGACCGTTGATCGCGGTCTTCGCAGTCTTTAAAACCTCATCTCTCTTCATCGGAATCCTCCCTTGGATAATAAACTAAAACAAAACTTCCGCACTCAGGGCACGATAGATTTGTTTCCATTGAAAACTCTTCGTTATCCTCAACGTCGTGATCGCCGCCCCAGATTAATTCTGTTTTACAATGCCAGCAGTTCATAGATCGTACCTATGCCTTTCGTCGGAATCGATTATGCACAACCGATTCTTCGTTCTGGTTATACCAACGTACATGGCTCGGTGCTCGTCATCCGGAAAATCCGTATTCACACAAGCCCATGTGCTGCCCAAAGACACGGCGCAGTTATCATCCTCGCCGCCCTTCATACCGTGGAACGTGGACACCTTTAGCCGAGGCGTGGCTAGGATGTCCTCTCCGCGCCGCTCAATGGCCCTAATGTAGTTTCGCATGTCCTTGCCCATGTTCGCCACATCAAACGCCTCACGCTCCAGCGGAGCCTTCATACCGAACTCCGCAACCAACATGTCATAGGTCAACATCGCGTCCGGACTGGCCGCTTCGAGCAGCTTTTTCGAACCTCTCTTCACAACCGCATAGTCCCCCTGCTTTGGAACGTTGTCATACAACTGGCAAACCAATCGGTATGGCAGAGCCTCACCCTGCTGCAACGTGCGCCATGAGGAGATCACTGAGGCCAGCTTTTCACTAACGCTGGACCTTCCCTTGGTAGAGTATAGAAACCCGTCTCTGCGAAGCTCGTGGGCCCAGTCATGCATCTTCTTGTTTGTGCGAGTCATCAAGGTCCACGAACCTTGGGTCAAGTCCAGATGGTGGTTGCTCGACAAATACTGAATTTGTCCATCTCGATCCGTCGGACTGAACTGCTTGGGCATCCGGTTCTCGATCCGCTTTACAATCTGCCACGAAAGATCATGCACACGCTTGGGCATACGATAACTCTGGGTAAGAACACGGCGGTTCTCCGAAGCATGGAGAAACAAACTTACGTCAACCCCCGTCCATCTGTGGATCGCCTGATCGTCGTCCCCTGCCAGAATAACACGGCCACAATTCTCCGAGATCTTTCGCACCATGGTCCACTGCAACGGCGTGAGATCCTGTGCCTCATCCACAATAAACAAATCCAAGTATGGCGGCTCAACCATCTCGATATACTTATCGATCTGATCCACGAAATCCATCTTGTTCATGCCCGACTTGTAGTTTTCCAACGCAGCATCGAACCGTTTTAACTGAGCAAAGTTCAGCGCGTAACTGCCGTGCTCGTTGTACTCCTGCTCCAAGGAAATCATCCGGTGCCGTGCTCGCATCTGAAGCTGCGCATACAAGTCGCCCTTTTCCAAACCCGGAGGAATAGTAAGCCCATCATCCATCGATACGGTGCTCGTGCCCGTGAACTTCAAGCCCAGATCCAAACCTAGTATGGCCCAGTCTTCCGCGCTCATCATGTCCGTTGTTTGCAGACCAAGACCGCGAAACCCAAGCGAGTTCAACGTGCGGAAATATGGAAGCTCCTTGCTGGATAAACCAAACTTAGAACCCGCCCGCGTCACCGCTTCCTGAACCGCCTTCTTCGTAAACGAACAGTAACCAATCCGACTGGGATGCGTACCCCGAGCAAGCTCGTCCTCAACCTCTTGGATCAGCGTGTATGTCTTGCCGCAACCGGGCGGACCAAAGATCAACTCAGAATTCGGGATCATGCGTCTGTCCTTTCTGATTCTCCAACCACGTTAAGATCTCGATCTCGCTCCAACGCGAGGACGATCTCTTCTTATCGCCCAGCTTGTATGGTGCAGGAAACTCCCCAGCCTGCGTCCACTTGTACACCGCCGACACTGACACGTTCAGCAGCTTGGCAACTTGGTCCACCTTTAACAGCGTATCGTTAGAATGGGATTTCATAATTCGGCTCCTCTAGTTCTACCTCCGAGTCATCAAACGCAGGCACCCACCACACTCTCAGTGTGCTGCGCTTCCCGTTTTCCCTGCGTATCGCGTGATGCCCAAAGCAATCATCCGTATCGTTTAATTTCTTTATGTGATCCTGTACCTGCGCCCTCGTGTACTGGGTAAACCCACGGTTCTTTAGATACTCCATCAACCCCTCGATCTTGAACTTCGTGTATCCGTTCTCGGTCCACGGCTTGTTCAACTCCATCTCCTCCGGAGACATGGCCCTGATCCGACTGGTGCAGAACGAACGCAGATGCTCCTTGAACTGTCCGCTAAACGTCAACTCCTCCGGAACATCGAGCTTCGTAGCAGTAGCCATCATTCCGTTGATAACCTGCTGCCAATCCGAAGCCTTGGGCGTGGGCGGCATCATATCAATCTGCTCCATACAAGCCCGCTGCCAGAGCGACGGATGCTGTAGCTGATCCGTAGCCAGAACCACGCGCTTGCCATTTACATCCATGAAATACAGCCGAGGCTCAGACAACATAATCGTAAGCCCGCCGATCTGTGGCGTGTCAGGCGCATCGCTGCCAATCCCGTACTGCCTGCTGCGGCACATGTTCTTGTTACAGAAATCTTTCAACGGACACTGATCGCACTGGTAGTAATACTCTTTGCGCGTCAAAGACTTTTGCAACTGCACCATCTCATCCGCTGGCAGCGGAGGCTCGCACAATATGCGATTGTATTCCTCGTGATGATCCTTCCAATCATCAGGCCATTTGTTCCTGCAATACACACCAACATTAAACATCGTAATGTTTCGGTACTCGGTCACTGGACCTTGGCTCGATATCGTTTCGAGGCAGTACGGCCCGTCCGTGAAATGCTTTCGATCCCCGCCGAACTGCAACGCAGACAGCTTGGACATCGAGATGCGCCCCTTCTCCGCCCGATCCAAAAACGTATCCAACGTCATGGCCTTGTTCTTTTTATCGAGGCAGTACCGCATCGTTTCTTCCGCATTGAAATACGGCAGGTTTATAAAGTTCCCAAGATCCCCCTCGCTATCGAGGATCGTATCCTGCTTGGGAAAAACCTCACAACCAGAGTGCCCAAGCGCCGCAGCCATCTCTTCGAGGATCTCNCGAACAATCGAAGCAGGCTCCCACTCTTCCAAGAACAAATACAAATGGGCACCGCCCGACTTCGAGCGGCAATGAAACAACGGCAGCTTCAACTGCGTGATCTTTTTATTAAGCGCAGCGTGGTCCAAGTCATAGACATCGATATCCAACGTCCCAAACTTGCACACGTTACCAGCCTTGATCGGGATGGCACCCACCCCCTGCTGCCCGCCGATATGCGCTTGCATCTTTTCAACTGTTAGCGGCTCC